ATATCCAATTGTATAATTGGTTTATATCGCCAAGAGCCAATCACACGTTTTTTCTTTTTATTTAATATTTTACGAGAAGAATATTCCCATTCAAACCCTCCAGAAGAAGCTTGTTTACCATTACAGGCGTATGAAATCCCTACTTGACTAATTCCTGTTTTTTTAGAAGCTTCTTTAATAGAATTAAATTCTGCTATAATATTTCCATTTTGCATTTGTTTTACTTTACAAGTAAAAATAATCCCTCCAGAGCTATGAGGGTTCATGTTTAGACATTTTTTCTTACCATAATGAATATCTAAATATTTTTGTTCTTCTTTTCTAATTTCTTCTTCTGGAATGAAATTAACAATTTCAAATACTATGCTTTGTTCGCCGTATTTATTCCATACTCTTTGTAAACGAACATTTCCATGAGTTTGATTTCTTAATCTCTTTCTATGATGAAGCCATCTTTCTTTTAAATTAATTGAAGAACCATAGTAATAGTAATCGTTATTTGTGCAGTATATTTTATATATTCCAGAATTCATACATATAAGTATGTGGCAGGATAAAGATTTATTTTATGAAAAAACTTATTAAACATCTTGTCCAAGATATAATGGTGTTAAAAATCTTATGCAAACTTGAACAATTTGCTTTGAATAACACATATTTATCATTGCCACTAGTGCAACCCATTTATTAACAATTTAACTTATTTTTCAAACGCCATTAGTGCAACCCTAACCAAAGAAAGAAAATAAAACATGTCATACGATATCGAATCAATTAAACGTAAAATCGCCGCTCTATCCGGCGACCGTAAAGCCAAAACAACAACATCAGAATCTAATAGACCAAAACTAACTTATTGGAAACCACAGATCGGACAACACGATATCCGAATTCTTCCATATAAGGATTCAAATGGTCAACCAGTACAGGAAGTTTCATATTACGATAGTCGTCTTCTTTCAGAGCGTCGTTTCGTAGCTCCTGCTCAATTTAATCTTCCAGATCCAATCTTTGAAATGCTTACTGATCTTCGTAAAGATCGCAGCAGCAAGGCTTCATGGAAGCTCTTTCTACAGCTTCAGCCTCGTGAACGCTACTATATCCCAATCCTTGTTCGTGGTGAAGAATCCAAGGGTGTTCAGCTATGGGAGTTCAATAGCAAAATGCTAAAAGACCTGTATGGCGTTTTCGCTCATCCAGACTATGCTGATGAAGATCTTACAGACCCAGTAGACGGTTATGATTTTACAGTAACTGTAACCCCTACTGATAAGACCTTCAATGGTTTCGCTGTTAAGGATCTCAAGCTTCAGCCCCGCCGTAAACCAAGTCCTCTACTTGGTTCAGATTCAGAACGTTCAAAGGTTCTTGAACAAATTCCAAATCTTGAAGAAATTTTCAAATCACAAGTAAAATCTTCTGAACAAATGAATGAAATCATCGAAAACTTCTTAGCAAGTAAGTCATCTCTTGTAGAGTCAATGGAGGTTTCAGATAAAACGTCATCTAGTCAAGAAGAAACGGTTTCAGAAGAAAAAAAACCGGCAGTTAGAAAGAACAGCAAAAAACAAATTGATGATGCTTTCTCTGCACTAGATGATTGAGTTGTTGTTAAGATGTAAAAAAATAATGTTCCTCCTGTCCTAACATCTTAACCACAGAAGACCGCATGAAAATGCGGTCTTTTTTTTGTTCTTATTCATGTCTGTTAACATTAAATTTTTAGTCTACTATAATAACAGTTGAGGTATATTATGGCAAAACAACCAAAAAATTCTACTACTCAAACAGATATAGTAGACGATTTCGCTAGCGAACTCATAAAAGAAATTAATAAAAAACACAACGAAAAAGTAGCTTTTAATCTTAGTAGTGATGATGCTCCAACAAATATTCATCGTTGGGTTTCTACAGGTTCAAAACAATTAAATTATATTCTTTCAAATGTAAGAGATGGCGGCTTACCAGAAGGAAGAATTATAGAAATACAAGGACCACCTTCTATCGGTAAATCACACATTGGCTTTGAAATAGCTAAACATACCCAAAGAATGGGTGGCATCGTTGTTTATATAGATACAGAAAATGCAACTTCATTAGATAATCTAAAGCTTATTGGAATTGATGTCGCTAAAAATTTCGTATTTATTCAGTCTACTTGTACAGAAGAGATTTTTGAACACGCAGAAACTGTAATCGTTAAAGCTAAATCAATGAATAAGGATGTACCTGTAACTATTATTTGGGATAGCGTAGCTGCTTCTTCTCCAAAAGCAGAACTAGAAGGCGATTACGATACCAATACCATAGGTCTTCAAGCTCGTGTTCTTGGTAAAGGCTTCCGTAAAATTACAAATATAATCGGCGGAACTAAAACACTATTCGTATTAATGAATCAGCAGAGACAAAAAATAGGTTGTGTCAGTCCAGAAACAGTAGTTCAATATCGTAAAATTCAGTGATTCTTACGTTGTTGATTTATACTTACAAATATGAATAAACATGTATGTAAACAATGTGAAATCTCGTTTGAATATAGAAACATAAAACGTATTTATTGCTCAAACGAGTGTTACCATCAGTCCAGAATAGGACAGAAACAATCGATAGCTTGTGTAGAGAAACGTCGTAAATCAATGCTTGGAAAAACTTACGATGAACAACGAAAAAAGAATATTGGCTTATCAAGACAAATTGTTTTATCTGAAGAAAAACAAAAAGAAATGAAATATTATCTTGAAGCGGGTATGCCAGATGGATATATTATAGTTAAAACCAATATATCAGAAAGAGTCTACAGAAGATATAAAAAATTATTATATCCAGATGGAATACCTTGGCAAATTAAATGGTTGGAAAATGACATAGATTTATCTGCTGTTAATGAAGTTGTTAGACTTACAAAATTAAAATATCGTTATAAACGAATAGCTTCTTTAGTTGGATTAGGAACAAAAACCATAAAACTTATTCTTGCCGCATTAAATAAAAAAGATTCGGAGATAAAAATACATTCGTATGACGAAACTAGTTGGTCTGAAAGAAAAGAAAGCTTACCAGAACAAACAGTAAGAAAATATTTGGAATCTAAAAATATTGATTATCGACAAGAAGTACAAATAGAACCTGGTTCAAAATGGTTTTTTGATTTTCAAATTATAGAAACTAATCTCCTTATAGAAATTCAAGGAGATTATTGGCATTGTAATCCAGCTTTATACGAAAATCCCATTAATGACTACCAACAATGGGCAATACGCAGAGATTTTACAAAGAAAAATTATGCTAGAAAAATAGGCTATAATGTATTTCCAATTTGGGAAAATGATTTAAAGCATAATAAAGATGATATATTTTATAAATTAGAAAGGATTATAACGAAATGCAAAGTGGAACAATGAGACAATTATTTAAAGATATTGGTCTAAATTTCGAAAATATGGAGATAAATCAACCTATCCCTGTAGATGGTTGGGAAATTCAAACTTTTGACAAATCTGGCTCTCTTGTTTGGAAAAGAGTATTAAATGCAGTTCGTAAATCAAATGCACCACACATGAGAGTTACTACAAATAGTGGACTTATTCTAGATTGCTCACCAGATCACAAGTTGTTTGTTGAAAGCATACAGACAAAAACACAAACATATCAAGAAGTCGCTGCTTTAATGGAAGCTTCAGAAGCTTTTAAAGTTCTCACAATTAAAGGATGGGAAAATTTCAATATTCAACATCTTGATGGGGTTATTGAGATTGCTGATATCGAAGTAGAAGGAGAACATTCTTATTTAAGTAATGGTATTCTTTCTCATAATACAATGTATGGTGATCCAACTACTACTCCTGGTGGTATGGCAATCCCATATGCAAGTTCTATCCGTATCAAATTACATGGTGGAAAACAAATAGAACATAATGGTAGAGTTATTGGCATTCAGGTTACTGCCAAAACAATTAAAAATAAAGTCGCTAAACCATTCAGAGAATGTATGTTCCAAATTCATTTCGGTAAAGGTATCGTAGAACATGAAGAGTTGTTTGACCTTCTACGACAACATTGTGATACGGCTAAAGAAGGAATCAAAACTCCAGATAATAAACTTGTCGCAATTACCGGTACTGGAGCTTGGAAAAATTTTACAGTAACTAATGCTAAAACTGGAGAACTAGAAACTGAAGTTAAGTTCTATAAAACTGATTTCGATAGCAAAGTTCTTTCAATTCCAGAATATAAAAAATATATCGATGCAATACTAGATTCAGCTTTGATTATGAGAGATAACTCTGCGGATCATATTACATATACCGGTGTTAATACAGATTCAGATGAAGAAGTAAGAGCCGCTGCAATTAATCAAGCTGAACAAGAAATTAGTTGATGGAGAATAAAATGGGTAAATATAAAGAATTAGCAGAGCAAATCGGTAACCTTGTAGAAGAAAAGAATGCAGCTTATGGTAATTCCTTTGATCAAGCAGGAGATTTCCTAAGACTATTATACCCAAACGGCATCCCTCCAGAATCTTATGGGGATATGCTTTGTGTGGTTCGTATCTTTGATAAGCTTAAACGTATTGCTACACGTAAAGATGCTTTTTCGGAATCTCCATATGGCGATATTATCGGATATGGTCTATTAGGTCTTAATAAAGATCTTGAAGCTAATAAAAAAAAGATCCCTGAAGAAGAAAAGATCTCTGTTAAATGTAAAATATGTAATGAAATGATTGAAGCTGCAATACCATTAAGTGAATATAAATCTGATGGAAATTATGTTCATTTAGAATGTTTTCAAAAATACCAATCAGAGAATAAAACAAATATAATACCAACCGAAACCATTAATACAGTAGAATGAAAAAAGCCACCGCAAGGTGGCTTTTTCTTTGTTTCTCTCAGTAATGATAACGATGGTTAGAATAACCTGTACTTGATCTGGCGTATGAATTTGCTGGAGTGTTTTCTCCAGTATTAAACTCAATAGTTTCTGTAAAAAATCCTGTATTGTTAATTAGATTCTTCACAGTTTCCAAATGAGAATGCTTGAATCGCCACAGCTTTGTAACAACATCAAATGCACGCTCATTATATGGAATTGAATTCTTTAGATTAGCGATAAAAGAATTCATATTATGCTGTCGCATCCAATTAAACTGAAGAGTAAAGTCTTCACTCCTAATTCGAATATAGGCAATTCCATCCAATGAATCTGGAACAACGGGAGATGTAGAAATCGGCTGCTGAGAAAGAGGCGGCGGTACCCAGGCATTAGCCTCTCTACGAATCATCTCAAAGTCTCCTGCATACATAGGGTAGTACTGCAACACAAGAGATAGAAACGGCTCTAGGAGGCTAATAGGAGCCACGTAAGGCTGTCCAACAGCCCGAGGCAGCTTGGTTCCACGAAGCATCGCAAATGCTCTATAAGCGTGCTTATTGCGGCTACCCTGAAGCTTAATAAAACCATCCTCAAACCATAGACGTGCCTCGCCAGTAGAAGCCTCTCCAGAAAGAACTCCAGCCAAACCAATGTAACCAAGATGCATAACAACCTTGATTAGATTCTCACGAGTAGTTTCACGAGGATGTCGATAAGAAAGAATATAATCAATATTCTTTACAATCTTACGAAGATCTTCTCCAGTCCAAGAAAAAGTATTACTCTGTTCCAAAGAAGCAGTGTACTGAGTTGCCTCCAAAAGCTTCTGCTTCGTTTCAAGCCAAATAGGCAAACAATCTGCATGAACAAAAGTATCATTGATCGCTAGACCAAAAATATTAGCCATAGCATAATTCGCTGGAATAGTCTTGGCATACAATGCCGTGCTCTTTCCCGCACACTGTGGACCCATCCCTCGCTCCATTGAAGCATAATCACTAAGCTCACAACGACAACGAGAACAAAAACGATGCTGTACAGTTCGAAAGGTCATTTGCTATCTCCTTATTCATCTACTATACAACACTAAATTATATTATCAACTTATTTATAAAATTATAAAAACAAAAAAGAAAAAGCGGCTTCGTAATAAAGCCGCTCTCATTTAATAATTTGTCGTTTCAATTCTTCGTAAGTATATATCCATCCCATTTTATATCTGGCTTCACCCTTCGCTATATTAAAACATTGATTCCATGTCAAAGGAAATGCATCAATAAATTGAAATAAATAATACTTCAAACTCCAAAAAGGTACAACCAAATACCAACGGTATCGCCATAATTTTATGTACCAAGGTGACTCTTGAAATCGCATATATATAAATAGATTTATAGTAACAACAAAATGCCGCTAAGAAATTAATCCTAGCGGCATTTGTTATTTTTTCTTCAACTCTTCGGTCCAATAAAACTTTCAAATATCTCTACATCTTTCTTTGTTCTCAATATAGAAGCTTTACCGCAAGAATGACGCCGAGTATCAACATCTATTAAACTACATGCCCAATCAAAATATCCTAAAATATCAGAAGACATATTTTTAAATTCATATTTGACAGAATTTAAATTGTTAGGTGATGAAAGATATCTACATCCATCAGAATGAATAAGACCTTTTAAAAATTCTTTCGGATATTCTCTTATAATTTCTTTTTGCCAGTTTCGTAAAATAATTTCTCTTTCGTGTTTCTTCCCAGGTCCATGTTGCGGAAATATCTCTGGCATATTATTTTTATAACATATTATTTCTTTGCACCCAGGCATGTTGCAAATGTTTATTTCAGTTTCAAAAACCGCTTTCATTTTATGAATACAAAGCTGTATAAGATTTATATATTTTGCATCTTGAAATATACGAAACTTATATACTTCATTTCCATTTTTCAATGATTTGGTTTTTGTTATATGACCATCGCCAAGATATAATCCTAAAAGATAAGCATATGCTTCTTGTTTAGATTGATCTAAAAGCAAAATCTCCAACAGAGAGACTGGTTTAGTTTCCAGCAACTCTCCATTGGAGAAACGATTGTAATAATCTCTAACTGTACACCTAGCTATATTAAGCCGACGTGATGCTTCAGATTGATTAATCTGATTATACCAGCATTCACGTATATTATTTATTTCTTCTGGTGTTCGCATATATGGGATCACCCGGACTTGAACCGGGACGCCTTTCGGGCGGCGCATTTTAAGTGCGCTTTGTCTGCCTATTCCAACATGATCCCTAATGTATTTTCAAGCTTTTTCTATCAATCTCTACTCTCTTACTATATCATCTGGTTTTCTATTTGTAAACTATTTTCTTTTAGTTTTTTTATTTTTTTTCTTACCGCATTACCAGATACCTTTAACATTCTACCGATATGTTCAATAGAATATTCTGAGCTTAATTTTAATATGTTTAAAACAAATTTTACTTGATTATTAATAGTGCGAGTGGGATTCGAACCCACAAGTCGTGCCTAGTATATAAGACTAGCGGCTGTACCTGTTCGCCTTTCGCACTATACTCTCTACTCTTTTACTATAGCATCTACTTTCTGATTTATAAACTATTTATCATCTTTTTTTTATTTTCAGTTTATCAACCAAGAATCGTGATATATGCAGTATTTGAACCCATTTTTAGTGAGTTCATCCATGATTTCTTCTTTGGATTCGAATTTTTCACTTTCTGGATTTTTAAAAGCACGAACAAGAGTTCTGAAGTACATTTCATCACAAGCGGCGGTAAATATTTTTAATAAATGAGCGTAATCAAGAGATACTCCAGATAAAACAACTCTTGCAGCAACATCTTTATCCATAGAAGATATAATAATTTCGGATAATTTAGTTGTTTTTTGTTTAGGTTCAGGCGTACTTGACAATTTTGGTGTTTTTTTAGATTTACTCATCATAAATAAATATACCGATAGAAGACCAATAAGGTCAACAAAAAGATCCGTGTCTCAATAGTTTATTCTTTGCACAAGTCCCTATTGAGACACTCTCCCTGATAAACAGTTTCACAATAAATGAACAGGGATATTTCCTAAAAAATAGGAATCATTTATCATTATCAAACCCCTTAATGTCCGTAGGATAATTGTTCTACGGGGTTCGAAAATTTATAATAGAATAATTAATGCAAGTTCCGTGGACTAGCCCCCGATCAGATTCGAACTGATGACCTACCGCTTACAAAGCGGTTGCTCTGGCCAACTGAGCTAAGGGGGCTTGAATAATAAACATTAGAAATAAAAAATTAATTATGTGCAAGTAACTACAAAATACATAATAATTTTTTAAAGCCTCCGACTGGAATCGAACCAGCTTTCTCCTCATTACGAGTGAGGTGCATGACCAGTATGCTTCAGAGGCAGATGATAGGTTTTTAAGAGGAACCTAACAAACCTCTCTCCATCAACCCAACATTGTCTAGGAGACAAACATCACTTACGAGCACCTCGGGTGCGAGTCTTTGCATCAGAAGTAGAGCTATCAGACTCTTCCTTATCAGCCTTGCTCTTTAGACCGGTGACAACATTAATGTTAGTAGTGTCAGTTCCGGTAGCGGTAGCAACAATAAGCTGCTCAACACGAGGATGAAGCTTTACAAGATTCTTATAATTCTTCTGACTTCCAACCCAAACCATTAGACGAGGCTCTGGGGGGCAATCCTTCATGTATAGTGCAAGTTGATCGGCTTGCTTATCGTCAAGCTGACCCTTTACAAGCCATTCTGAAAGCTTATGAGCAAGTTCGATAAACTGTTCATTGCTGATTTGAGAACCAAGTCGAGTCTTAGCCTTTGTCCAATCCATAAGGATATCCTTGGCATTGACATGACGTTCACGTTCCTTGCAGAACTTATGGAAAGCGCCAGCAGTTTCTGTTCCAAGGAAAGCCCCAGCGAGAACATATAGCATATGTTCATGTGGGTTATCAAAAAGACCTAGACGAGTAAGTTCCTTGTCAAGCTTAACCCAGCTACGACGGTCTGGGTACTTCTTGTTAGCCTCGAAATTACCATTATGTTCAAGAGACTTTGGGCTATTGATGATGAATTCAACGGTCGCAGGATTACAAATCTTGCGAGCGTATTCAATCCACTCTTCAGTAGTTGTTTCAAGCATAACAGTTGCAGCACGAGAGATCTCAGCCGGATCAGACTGATTAACGGTGTAAGCATCACCGATATTCTCTGCGATTACAATACGGGTTCCATCATGAAGACGATTACCGTAGAAAGCCTTGCTATCAGCAAGCTGGAAGACAGACTGCTTAACCTGTTCTAGCGCACGATTACGCTCGTCAAGGAAAAGAAGAACAGGGAAATCACAGGAATAGATAAGCCAATCACAGGGCTTGAAAGAAGTGTAACGACCTTCCATCTTGGGAAGACCGATAGTATCACCCTCGGTCATCTGTGAGAGACGACGCTCAACGACGGGCAGACCCAT